CTGCTTGGGCCGGATAAGATGAGACGAGTCTTAGACTCTGCCTCTCCGGATTTGGTGCATTACGATGCATTGACGTGGGTCATCTGACCCGTGTGGGACCGACGCACACCCTAGGGTTATGTGCACGTAGGTTCGTAAACCCACAAAGAAAGAGATCCCGCTGTGCCCGGTCGGCACACCAAACACCCTCCAATACAATGATGACAAACTTAACTGCCAACGATGTAAAAGTGAGGACGTCCTGGAAAGCCATGCGTGGCCTTACCCTGGATCCCGACTCCCTCCCCCCCGACCTCCCTTCCAAGTCCTCTCTGGTGCAGCTCGGCCGTATGGCCGATGCCCGCTACCGTGAGGCGTCCTCTCGTTTCAGCGGCTTCTTGTTCGCCAAACTGCTCCCGAAAGCTCAGAATTCGGACACTCTCCTTCACTCCTATGCGGCGAAATTATCCCAGCCGCCTCTCCGTAACGCGGAGTTTATGTCCGCCGTCACCAACTATCTCATACCCACGTTTCGACGTGGTTGGGATAAGCACTACCTCGACGAGGTACGCTCTGGTATCCTTTCCAACGGTAAGACCGTTGAAGGTATCCAGGCCAGTGAATGGACATTGCCCCAATCCGACTTCATCGGATATTGTTCCGGAACTCTCCCCATCCCCCCTACCGCCGTTACTGAGGTCAAGATGCACTCAGCGGTTGCTATCCCTGACTCGGGAAAGCTCCGCTTGGTCACATCCGGATCAAAGTGGCTCCACCTCCTCGCCCCCCTACACCGCCTCATCTACTCGCGCTTGGCCCGTAAGGGCCCGACCTTGCGCGGGTCACCACTCCCCTCATCTTTTTCTGCCTTCCCTTCCGGGGAGGGGCTTTTCTGTTCCGGCGATTATGAGGCTTCGACTGACAATTTGTCGTCGCTTCACGCCGAACACATTCTTTCTGAGCTTCGACGAACGTCCACCGAGGTCCCTTCTCAAATCTGGGATCTCGCGATGTTGTCGCTCACCGGCCTGGTCATGTACAAGACGAAGGACGGCAAGACCCACAGCTTTTTCCAGGAAACTGGTCAGCTCATGGGAAACTACCTCTCGTTCCCGCTCCTCTGCATCTCAAATATATCGACGGTTTTTCTGTCTTTAGGTTCGGAAAGAGCGTGGTGCCTTATTGGCAAAGGACTGATTCGGGTTAACGGCGATGACATTGTGTTCAAAGCACTGGCCCACGAAATCGAAAAATGGAAAGAAAGCCTCCCGAAGTCGGGTTTCGTCATCAATGAAACGAAAACAGATGTCCATGATCATTATTGGACACTGAATTCTCAATTGTTTTGTTGTACGAACGGCAAAAGGAGAAGAGTAAGGAAAGTGTGGCACCTCATTCCAAAGGGTCTGTTCAAAAAGACCAATGTGGTGAAGAAAAGTGACGTTATGGCCGCTCACGCGGCCGTCGTCCGAGAAAATGTTCGGGGGATCCCGGGGAAACTTTGGGCACGGACAACCCGCGCTTTGATGGCTATCAAGAAGTCATCTTGGCGCAGGACGTCCATCAAAACACCGTCTGCTCTCTCGTTCAAAGAGTATGACGCGTACCCAGGAGTCCTCAAGAAAGCGGAACGGGTGAAGGGATTTGAGATCTTGTTCAACCCTTTGAAAGAAAGATTAAA